GTCTCGAATGGCTAGAGACCTTTGACCACGTAGTCATCTGCTTTGACAATGACAAGGCAGGGCAGGAGAGTGCTAAGTCAGTGCTTAATCTGTTCACCCCCAACAAGGCCAAGAACGTCACGCTGCCTATGAAGGATGCGGGTGATATGCTTGTGGCTCGTAAGGTGTCTGACTTTGTAAAGGAGTGGTGGAATGCCAAGGCGTTTAGACCTGACGGTATTGTCTCAGGTTTAGACACATGGGATTTACTTCAAGAGAAGAGGGATGTCAAGTCCATACCCTATCCTTGGGAATGCTTGAATGCTTTTACCTACGGCTTTAGACCGCAGGAGTTAGTGACCATAACATCAGGGTCAGGCATGGGTAAGAGTCAGATCATGCGAGAGCTTGAGTATTATTTATTGAAGAACACGGAAGACAACATTGGCATCCTAGCACTGGAGGAAGATATACCTAAGACTACGTTAGGTATTATGTCTATGGAGGCTAACAAGCTACTTCACGTACCAGAGGTACGAGCAGGGGTATCAATAGAGGAAGAGCGTGGTTATTGGGAAAGGACGTTTGGTTTAGATAAGGTACATTTGCTAGATCATTGGGGTAGCACAAGCGAGGACGATCTGTTAGGCCGTATACGATACATGGCTAAAGGTCTGGACTGCAAGTGGATCATCCTAGATCACCTTAGTATTGTGGTGAGCGATCAGGAAAATGGCGATGAGCGTAAAGCTATTGACAGTATTATGACAAATCTTAGGAAGATAGTTCAGGAGACAGGTGTAGGACTATTCCTAGTGTCACACCTACGCAGACCTAGCGGTTCTAAGGCGCATGAAGATGGTGGTAAGATCAGCCTAGGGGAGCTACGCGGCAGTGCAGCAATAGCACAGCTTAGTGATATTGTTATTGGTTTAGAGCGTGATCAACAGCATGCTGACCCTACTGCACGTAACACAACCTGTGTCCGTGTGTTAAAAAATAGGTTCGTGGGGTTGACAGGGCCTGCCTGTTACCTGTATTATGATAAGGAGTCTGGTCGTATGATTGAAACCAGTTGTCCTACAGGTGATGAAGCGGAGTTTTAAAATGAAACAGTTTGTATTTGACATTGAGGCCAACGGGTTTGACCCAGACACAGTGTTTTGTGTATGTATCCATGAGTTAAAGAACGAAGATAACATGTATGAGATACATCAGGAGTGTCTCAAGAGAGGCAGGTTTCAGGAATGGTTAGATGCAGAGGGAGAGTGTGAACTGATAGGACACAACATCATAGGTTATGACATACCTGTATTAGAGAAACTGTTGGGTGCAGACTTTAGCAAGTGTAAGATCACCGACACTCTAGTCATGTCAAGATTAGCCAACCCATCACGCGAAGGTGGACACTCACTGGAGAAATGGGGCAACACACTAGGACAACACAAGGGAGACTTCAATGATTTTACTACGTATTCAAGAGAGATGGTGGAGTATTGCAAGCAGGACGTTAGGGTTAATGTGTTGGTGTACAAGAGATTACTTCTTGAGCTTGCAGATTTTGGAAGTGAAAGCATTGAGCTTGAGCATCAAGTACAGACTATTATTAACGGCCAGATCAAAACAGGGTGGCTCTTAGATCAAGAGAAGTCATTCATACTATTAGCGGAACTGAAGGAGAAGAAGTATGAGCTTGAAGACAAGGTACATGAGACTTTTAAACCACTACCGACATTTATCAAACAAGTTACACCGAAGACTAAGAAAGATGGTACGTTCTCTGTTGTCGGACTCAAGTTCCTAGGCGATCACTGGGTCACAGCTCAAGCACCATTCAGCCGCATTGATTGGCCCGTGTTTAACCTAGGCTCACGACAGCAGATAGGCAGACACCTAGAGTACTTTGGTTGGAAACCTAAGACATTCACTGAGACAGGACAGGCCATCGTAGACGAGGCGGTGCTGAAGGAAGTGAAAGGAATACCAGAGGCTACACTGATAGGCGAGTACCTGATGATCCAAAAGCGTATCGCGCAGGTACAGAGTTGGTTAGATGCAGTCAAAGATGACGGCAGGGTACATGGGTACGTCAATCCTAACGGTGCTGTAACAGGCCGTATGACACACTCTAGTCCTAACATGGGGCAGGTACCGGCATGCAAAGCACCCTACGGCAAGCAGTGTCGTGATGTGTGGATAGTACCAGAGGGTTACAAGCTAGTGGGCATGGATGCTTCAGGTCTTGAGCTTAGAATGTTAGCACACTATATGAATGACGAGGGATACACTAATGAAATACTCACGGGAGATATACACACAGCAAATCAGTTGGCTGCGGGCCTTGAAACTAGAGATCAGTCGAAAACTTTCATCTACGCTTTTCTTTATGGTGCCGGAGATGCCAAGATCGGAAGTATCGTTGGAGGAACTAGGCGTGATGGTAAGAGACTTAAAGATGCATTCCTATCGAACACGCCTGCTCTTGGAAAGCTACGAGAACGAGTTGGATTGGCGGCTTCAAGAGGCTATGTTTATGGACTGGATAGGAGAAGGGTGTCCATACGATCAGAACACGCGGCATTGAATAGCCTCCTCCAATCAGCAGGTGCAATCGTTATGAAGAAAGCACTGTGTTTGTTGGACGAGTACGCTAAGATATGGGGCATTGACTATAACTTTATAGGGAACATTCACGATGAGATCCAAACAGAAGTCAGACAAGAGAAGGCAGAGGTTTTCGGAAGGCTTGCTACCAGTTGCGTCCAAGCAGCAGGAACTTTTTACAACCTCAACTGCCCCCTCGCAGGGGACTACAAAGTTGGAAATAGTTGGGCAGATACCCACTGATAGGGCTTGTATAAGCTGTGCTGTACCGTTGACAAAGGATAACTGGTGGCCTTCCTTTGTAATGAAGAAGCACTACAAGTGTATGAGTTGTTACGACATACGTAGGACAGAGAACAGTATTAAGAGAGGCAACAGATCACCTAGTCTACTGGCTAAACTTTTCGGGCTTAAAACCAAAGATGTTTATGACCAAGTAACGGAAGGCTCAGTGTATGTGATAGCTAACGTGGCTTGGGGTGGTTGGGTTAAGGTTGGCATGGCTATTGATGCAGAGGATAGGCTAAAGAGTTATCAAACCTCTTCCCCTTTCAGAGATTATGTGTTATACTATAGTTATACTACAGACAATAGAAGGAAGTCTGAAGCTGAAGCACACAGACTGTTGGAACAGAAGTATGAGAGAAGGAACGAGTGGTTCCTTTGTACACCTAGCCAAGCGGTAGAGGTTTTAAATGAACAAGACAACGGATAATCTAGTGGCTGACATCTACGCACTGATGGAAAGTAAGGAAGCTCACCCATCTGTTAGTGTTGAGTTAGAGATTGAGGAGTTTGGGGAAAGCGTCAAGACACTCATGCGTACAGAGTTTGGTCGGGAGAAGCGAGAGGATAACCGGAGGCTACGCCTCAGTAACATCGGCCGCACCGACAAGTACTTGTGGAATCACTTTAACGGTACAGACGGTGAAGAGTTACAGCCACACACCTACGTCAAGTTTATGTATGGTCACTTGATTGAAGAGATGTTGTTGTTCCTCACACGTATGGCGGGACACAGCGTGACTGACGAACAGAAGGTGTGCAAGGTAGACGGTATCGTAGGACACATGGACTGTAAGATTGACGGTGTTGTTACGGACGTTAAGTCAGCCAGTAGCTTTGGGTTTAAGAAGTTTAAGGAAGGTACGTTAGCCTTTGATGATCCGTTCGGTTACATTGATCAGATCAAAGCATACGCTTACTCAGAGGGTGCAACAGAGTTCGGTTGGTTAGCGATGGACAAGGCCAACGGACACCTGACCTACCTTAAGTATGACCTAAATGATACAGAAGCACCAGTGTATGACATATTAAAACAACCCATTACTGAGAGGGTGGCCCATGTAAAAAAGCTAGTAGAGCAGCTAGAACCGGACGCGCTGTGTTATCAACCCGTACCGGACGGCAAGTCAGGAAACTTAAAGCTTGCTATTGGTTGCTCGTACTGTCAATTCAAAGACCATTGCTACCCAGATTTAAGAGTCTTCAACTACGCATACGGGCCAAAGTATTTATGTACCGTAGTCAACGAGCCAAAAGTAAGGGAGATTACTTTCGATGAAACAGGCTTTTAGATCAGGGTTAGAGAAGAAGTTATCAGAGAAGCTAGACGGGCAGTACTTGTTTGAACCTTACGGTCTGCCCTACACCACACACAGGACGTATCTACCGGACTTCGTACACGAAGACAAGGCAATACTGATAGAGTGCAAGGGCTTCTTCAGAGTAGGTGATACACAGAAGTACAAGGCAATCAGAGACTCCATGCCTGAGTGGGAGATAATCTTTGTCCTATCAAACCCTAGCAAGAAGGTACGCAAGGGCGGCAAGCTAACAATGGGGGAGTGGTGTGTTAAGGAAGGCTTTAAGCATTACACTATAGACACTTCAAAGGAAATGACCAAGTACATTAAAGGGAAGAAGCTACCATGCCACTAACCCTAGAGGAACTTAAAGAACAAGTGATCGCTACGCTAGATGAGGAGTTGATATGTGAGATGTTGTCAATCAATACGTCAGACCTAGTGGATGCTTTTGAGGATAGGATAATTAAAAACTTTGACAAACTAGCAGAGGAGTTTGAGCAAGATGACCAGATTGAATGACGCAACACCTAGCATGTGGGACAGAGTAGCAAGAAAAAGTGCAGCCGCTTACGACATGGAGACAGAGAAGGGGAGACAAGCAGCATGGCAGGAGCTAGCTCACGTAGGATTAGAAGCTTGGG